CGATTGTGGTCGCAGGTGTCCGACGCCGATTTCCTGAGCCGCGCCGAAAAGCGCCAGATGCTGGGCTTGCCGCCCGAGGAGGCCAATTCATGAGCCGCGAAGATATTCTCGCCAGCCTGATGGCGCAGGCGCGCGAGGAAGGCGCCGGACTGGTCACCTTGCGCGCCATTATCGAGGAGGCGAGCGTGCTCGCCACCGACCGGGCACTGGAACGGCTGGGCCTTGGCGATGCCGGGGCGGAAGGCGATCTGGTCGAACTGCGCGAACTGCTCGGGGCGTGGCGCGATGCCAAGACGAGCGCGTGGAAAGCGCTGGTCGACTGGATTGTGCGCGGGGCGCTGGCTTTGCTGCTGATCGGGATCGCGGTGCGGCTCGGCGTGTGGGATCTGCTGTGAGCGCGCCTGCCCCGCTGCGCTTTGCAGGCTATGCCGCGCTGTTCGACATCGCCGATGCCGGACGTGACACGATCCGCCGCGGGGCCTTTGCCCGGACGCTGGCAGCGCGCTCCGACCTGCTGCCGCTCTATTGGCAGCACCGGCCCGACCAGCCGATCGGCGTGATCGAGCAGGTGTCGGAGGACGCACGCGGCCTGCGCGTGATTGCCCGGATCGAACGGCCCGATAGCCGCGCTGCCCACCTGCTGGCTGCGGGCAAGGTCAACGGTCTCAGCTTCGGCTTCCGCACCCGCATGGCGCGGCAATCGCAAGCTGGGCGCGAGTTGCTGGAGATCGACCTGTTCGAAGTCAGCCTCGTCACTCACCCGCTCCAGCACGGCGCCCGGGTTCATCTGGTGACGTGATTTTTTGCCTCAAGCGCCGGCAGCCGCATCCGCGGCTTTGGCTTTCCTTGCTCCCTCCGGTCGCTGCGGGCGGCCGGACGGCCTTGCGGTCGCTTTGCGACCGGACACTCGCCCCCTTCACTTTCCACCGGCCGCCACTGGGGCGGCCTTTTTTCTGCCCAACCGAAAGGCCCATGCCCCATGGAAAATACCCCCACCCCCGTCACCACCGCCGCCGATCCGCTCGATGCCAGCTTCGGCATTGTCGCACGCCAGGATCAGGCCGAAGCCGACATCTCTGCGCTGCGCACCGATGTTGAGGAGGTGAAGTCGCGGCTCGACAAGGTGGCCCGCGCCGCAAGCCGTCCGGCAATGGGCGGCGCTGCCCCGGCCAGCGATGCCGCCGAGGTCAAGAGCTTCGTCGATGGCTACTTGCGCCGCGGCCGGGAGACCGAGCTGAAGTCGATCACCTCCACTCCCCCCGGTGATGGCGGCTTTGCCGTGCCGCGCCAGATCGATGCGGTGATTGCGGCCCAGCTCGTCGGGATCAGCCCGATCCGGGCGATCGCTCAGGTCGTTCAGACCGGCAGCTCGGGCTACCGCAAGCTTGTCTCGACGGCCGGCATTGCTTCGGGCTGGGTCAGCGAAACCGCGCCGCGCCCGGAGACAGGGACGCCGAGATTTGCCGAGATCGCGCCGCCTGCGGGCGACCTTTATGCCAATCCGGCAGCGAGCCAGGGCATGATCGACGACACGGCCTTCGACCTTGAAAGCTGGCTGGCGAATGAAATTGCGCTCGAATTCGCCCGCGCTGAAGGCACCGCTTTCGTCAACGGCACGGGCAACAACCAGCCCGAAGGCTTCCTGTCCGCCGCCAAGGCAACCACCAAGGACGGTGTCCGCGCCTTCGGCAGCCTGCAATTTCTCGGATCGGGCAATGCGACCGGGCTCGGAACGGCTCCCGACGCCAAGCTGATCGATCTGATCCATTCGCTGAAATCGGGTTATCGCCAGGGCGCGGTGTTCGTGATGAACTCGGCGACACTGGCCAGTGTGCGCAAGCTCAAAACCGCGGACGGGGCGTTCGTGTGGCAGCCGGGTATGGTCGAGGGCCAGCCCGATCGCCTGCTGGGCTATCCGGTGGTCGAAGCCGAGGACATGCCCGATGTCGCGGCCGGCACCTTCCCGATTGCCTTCGGGAACTTCCGCCATGGCTACCTGATCGCCGAACACAGCGCCACGCGGGTGCTGCGCGATCCGTTTACCAACAAGCCGTTCGTCCACTTCTACGCCACCAAGCGGATCGGCGGGAAGGTGCTGGATTCGAACGCGATCAAGCTGCTCAAGATCGAGGTCTGACGCCCGGTCTTGTTCCTCCCGGCAGGGCTGCGTGTCCCCCTTCGCGCCCTGCCGGGCTCTCGCGCCCGCATCGTATCAGGCCGTCCCTCCCGCCTGAACGCCGCGATGCGGGCGCATTTCTTGCGCAACATATTCTGGGAGACACCGCGATGCAGCGGACAATCGTGCAGCCCCCGATGCCGGGCGACGCTGCGCTGGCGGAGCTCAAGCACTGGCTAGGGATCAACCGCCCCAACGAAGACGAAACCCTTGCCGGGCTTCTCGAAACCAGCCTGACCATCTGCGAAGCCTTCACCGGCAAAGCGCCGCTGCGGCAGACTGTCGAGGAAACCATTCAGCTGACAAGCGGCTGGCAGGAACTGACCTCCCGCCCGGTTCGCGCCCTGACCGGCGCGGCGCTGATGGCAGCAGACGGCACCCGCGAGGTGATTACCATGCCCTCGGACGCGCTGGAATTGCGAATTGGCAGTTCGGCCTGCGTACGGTTGCAACGTCCGTTCGACGCGCAGGGCATAGCGCTGCAACTGGAGGTCGGGATTGCCGGGGACTGGGGCGCCCTGTCCGCCCCGCTGCGGCACGGGATCATCAGGCTGGCCGCCCACCACTTCCGCGACCGCGAAGGCAAGTCCGGCGCCGTCCCGCCAGCCAGCGTCACCGCTCTGTGGCGGCCCTGGCGCGAGGTGCGGTTCGGATGATCCGGGGTCATGCACGCAGTGATCAGCTGATCCAGCGCCTGCGCGCCCGCGCCGCCCGGATCGCTGCGGCGCGGGCCGCCAGGCGGCGCCCGTCACAGCGCACCGACTGGCATTCGGCCGCCTCGTTATGGCCCGATCTGTTTGGAGATTCGCGCGATGGAAAATGACCTTCGCACCGCGCTGATCGCGTGGCTTGCCGCCGATCCGGCGCTCGCGGCGATCAACACGATCGAGGAGGAAGCCCCGCTTTCGGCATCGCCGCCGTGGCTCGGGATCGCCGCCAGCGCATCGACCGACTGGGGCACCAAGGACCGGCCCGGGCGCGAGATCCGCGTCGCGCTCGAACTGGACAGCTTCACCGATCAGACCGCAGGCGATGCCGCACTGCTTGGCATGATCGAGCGGCGGGTGCTCGACCTGCCGCCCTTCCACCCCGGCTTCGAACTCGCCTCGATCCGCTTCCTGCGCTCGCGCAGCGAGGCGCGCGCCGACAATCGCCGCGCCGCGCTGCTCGAATACCGCTTCCGCCTTTTCGCCCCGCTTTAGGAGTACGCTCTCATGCCCGCACAATCCGGCGCCGCCTTTTTGCTCAAGATCGCTGACGGAGCCTCGCCTCCGGCCTACCAGACCATCGCTGGCCTGCGCACGACGCAGATGTCGATCAACGGTGACACTGTCGTGGTCACCCATAAGCAATCGGGCGGCTGGCGTGATCTTCTGTCGGGGGCAGGCACCCGCTCGGTCTCGGTCAGCGCGGCGGGGATTTTCCTCGCCAGCACCGCCGAAAGCGCGGTGCGCGCCCATGCTCTGGCCGGGACACTCGACGATTACGAGCTGTCATTCGAGGACGGCGAGAAATTGCGCGGCCGCTTTCTGGTCCAGCGGCTCGACTATGCCGGGGACTTCAACGGAGAGCGCAGCTATACGCTCCAGCTCGAAAGCTCCGGCCCGGTGATGCCGGCATGACCGCCGCAGCCAACCCCTTGCGCGGTGAAAGCACGCTGGCGGTAGCTGGCATCACCTATGTCCTGCGCCCCAGCTTTGAAAATCTCGTTCTGGCCGAGGCCGAGCTCGGGTCGTTGTTCGCTTTGGTCGAACGGGCGGCAGGCGGGGCTTTGACCTTGACCGAGATGACGGCGCTGCTGTGGCATTGCCTGCCGACCGAGGGCCGCCCCGAACGGATCGCAGTCGGTCAAGCGGTGCTGACAATGGGGCTGGTGGGAGCGGCCGGGCCGGTGCGGGCCGTGCTCGCCCAGGTGCTTCAGGGCGAGGCATGACCCCCTGTTTCGGAGATGCTGCCGCCTGCTGGTGTGCGCTTGCCGCGCGCCTGCTCGGCTGGCGACCGGCCGAATTCTGGGCCGCCACCCCAGCCGAACTGGCGATGGCCCTCGCCGCACCCGAAGACTCCGCCACCCCTCCCCCGCCGAGCCGCGAGATGATCGCCCGCATGATGGAGCGCGACGCCCATGACTGACAATTTCGAAGAACTGGTGATCGATGTGCGCGCCCGCACCGATGGCTTTGCCAATGATGTCGAGGCGATGCGCCGGTCGATGGACGGATCGTTGCTCGAAGGGTTCAGCCGGGCGGGCAACGTGCTGGAACGAGGCCTGCTGTCCGCGCTCAGAAGCGGGAGCCTTGGCTTCGACGATTTGAAGCGCGTCGCCTTCAGCGCGCTCAGCGAAATCGCCAGCTATGCCTTGCAGATGGGCCTCAACAACCTGCTCGGCGGCGCGGGTGGCGGAGCCGGCGGACTTGGCTCCCTTCTCGGCCAGTCGGTTGGCGGACTGTTCGGCCTGCCCGGTCGCGCCACCGGCGGGCCGGTCGCGGCGGGGCGGGCCTATATGGTCGGGGAGCGCGGGCCGGAGGTGTTCGTGCCGACCGCTGCCGGACGGGTCGAGACCGGGATGGCTGCACCAGGCCGCGATGTCAGAGTCGCTATCCAGGTTGCCGTCCCGCGCGGGCAGGCAGCGCCAACCGCGATGCAGCGGTCCTCGCGCCAGATCGCCAGCGCCGTGCGCCGCGCGCTGCAACAGGCCTGATAGGAACTCGCCATGTCATTCTGGCTCGCCCGCGAACGCCGCGCGCAGGAAAGCACCTTCATCCAGCGTTTCGATCCGCGCTTCTGGACCGTCAACTTCCCCCGGCCTGCGATGGCTTCGGTGGTAACGACCGGCCCGGATAGTCTGCGGGTCGATGTGGAACTGCATCATGCAGGCGAACTGGTGGGGCTGATCTGGGAGAGCGCCGACACGCTCGATCACCCACTGCTCGCCTACCAGACCGACCGTGATTATGCGCACACGACGCTCAGTTTCCGCTGGAGGTCGGACGGCGTGATCGCGCTCGATCTACCCAATGGCCCGACGCTGACGATCGAGGGGCGCGATGCGGCAGGGCTGCCGCGCACCTGGTACGTCCGGTTGTGGAACTATGCGCAAGGCACGCCCACCGATGCACGCATCACCCTGCCGTTTTCGTCGCTGGAAAGCGGATACGGATTGCCGGGCGAGCCGATCTTCCCAAGCGATATCGACCGGATGTTCATCTCGCTGGTCGCGCCCGGCCACATCCCCGGCAGCACCGCACCATTGCCCGCGCCGTTCACCGGCTCGGTCGTCATGTCGCAGATTGCCGCTGACGGCGCGCGGGCGATGATCGAGCTGGGGGACGTGCTCGTCCCACCGCACGGGGAACGCATGGCGACCGCCTATGACGATGGCTACAACCAGACCCCGGCACGGCTGCTGCGGGTCGTCACGGGCCTCGGCTACAGGGAGGATATTGTCCACTATGTCGGGATGAGCCACTTCATGCGGCTGGCGCGGCAGGCGGACGGCAGCCTGGAGGCCGCGAGTGATGGCGGGCTGTGCGTTCCCACGGCAGAATGGCACCGCAGCTTTTTCGCGCTGGCGCAGGCGGAAGGGTTCGAAGTAATCGCCTCGCTCTCCTACGAGCTGTTCGACGCCTATTGCCCCGAAAGCTGGAAGCAGAGAACCGCCAGCGGGGCGCCTGCATTGACGGGTTGGGTGCCGCCTTCGACGTTACTCTCGCCCGCCAATGCGACAGCGATGGGATGGCTTGCCGACGTCGCCCGCGCTTTTGTGGCTCTGCTTGACGAGGCAGACCTGCCGGTGCGCTTCCAGATCGGCGAGCCGTGGTGGTGGGTCACGCCCGCGCGCGAAATCTGCCTGTATGATGATGCCGCCAAGGCCGCATTCGGTGGCAATCCGCCCGTTATCGCCAATATTGCCGCGCCTCAGAGCGCGGCTGCAACTGCGCTGCTCGATGCCGCTGGCGCGCTGCTCGCCCAGTCGACGGCGGCGCTGACAGCGGCTGTTCGCGCCGCGGCGCAAGGGCAGGCCGAGGTGCTGCTGCTCGCCTTCACGCCTACGATCCTCGATCCCGCCATGCCAGAACTTTACCGTGCCAATCTGCCGACAGGGTGGGCCGCGCCTGCCTTCGACCGGTTGCAGCTGGAAGACTACGACTGGCTCACCGCGGGCGCGGATGCCGCGCGGCGGGCCGCCTATGCCCTGGTCGATGCGCGGCTCGGCTACGCGCTGGCTGATCAGGACTATCTGGCGGGCTTCGTGTTCGATCCTGCCGATGCCGAAACCTATTGGGCGCGCATCGACAGCGGTCTGGACGAAGCCGCCGCGCGCGGCATCGTCCGCCGCTATGTCTGGGCGCTGCCGCAGGTCAACCGCGATGGCTACACCCGCCTCGCCCCTCCGCCGGAGCAAGCCATGGACCCGTTCGACAACGTGCTTTACCCCTTCGCCCTGGGCCGCAGCGCCTCGGTCGCGCCCGAGTTTTCGACGTCGATTGCGGTCACGGCATCGGGACATGAACGGCGCAATTCCCTGTGGTCGGATGCGCGGCTGCACTTCGATGTCGGCCCCGGCATCCGTTCGGAAAGCGAATTGTCCGAGCTGATCGCCTTCTTCCGCGCGCGCCGCGGCCCGGCGCGGGGCTTCCGGATCATGGACCCGTTTGACAACAGTTCGAACGGGATGACGGGCGCGCCGACGATGCTCGATCAGCTGCTCGGCATCGGTGACGGCGTGCGCGCCGATTTCCGGCTGGTGAAGTCCTATGGCACCGCCGAACCGCAAGTGCGTCCGATCACCCGACCGCGCGCGGCAACGCTCGTGGTCAGTATCGGCGGTGCGGCGACAAGCGCTTGGACTTTGGGCGAACAGGGCGTGCTGCGTTTCCTCGCCGCGCCGCCCGCCGGGGCCGAGGTGCGCGCCGGTTTCCGCTTCGATGTGCCGGTGCGTTTTGCCGAAGACCGGCTCGATGTTGCAGCAGTCAACTTTGCGGCAGGCGAAGCGCCGTCGGTACCGTTGATCGAAATCCGGGAGACAGCCTGATGCGGGTATTCTTCGACCGCGAGCTCGATACGGTTGCGACCTTCTGGCGCATCTATCGCCGCGACGGCGCAGCTTTGGCCTTTACCAGCCATGACCGCGACCTCAGCTTCGGTGGAATGCGGCATCTGGCCGCGCCGGGCATGATCCCGGCGGCGATCCGGCTTACATCGGAATTCGCCAACGACAGCGCAGAAGTGCGCGGCGCGCTCAATCACGATTCAATCCGCGAGGCCGAACTTGCCGCAGGGCTGTTTGACGAGGCCGCCATTGAAATAGGCGCTGTCGACTGGGCCAGTCTCGATCACCACACGCTGTATACCGGGCAGATCGGCCGGATCGAGGATGACAGCACGCAATTCGCCGCCGAGCTGCGTTCGACCAAGAGCCTGCTCGAACAGGACCTGGTGCCACGCACCAGCCCCACCTGCCGCGCGGAGTTCTGCGGGCGCGGGTGCGGGCTTTCGGCGGTGCGCTTCACGTCCGCATATGCACTTGCCGACATTGACCTTGAAGCCAATCGGGTGCGGTTCGCAGGGCTTGACGGCGAGGCCCATGTCGATGGGCGACTGCGATTCATGGCAGGACCCCAGACAGGGGTCGCCTTCGGGATCGTCGATGCCGATGGTGACTGGCTGGGGCTCGACCGGCCACTGGTCGCAGGCACCGCGACCGGCACCCGGACCGAGCTGCGCGAAGGCTGTGACCACACGATCGCGACTTGCGCCGGACGCTTCGCCAATGCCGCCAACTTCCGGGGCGAACCGTTCCTGCCCGGCAATGATCTGCTGGCCCGCTACGGTCAGTCATGATCGCCCCTGACAATGCGGTGGTCGAAGCCGCGCGCGGTCTGGTCGGCTGTCCGTTCCGGCTGCATGGGCGCGATCCTGCCACCGGCCTCGATTGCGTGGGGCTGGTTTCGGCGACTCTCGCGGCGACTGGTGCAAGCCCCATCACGCCCAGCGGCTATGGCCTGCGCAATCTCGCGATCGCGCATTGGTTGCCGTTGGCGCAGCAATCGGGGTTGGTACCTGCGAGCGGGCCTGTGCGTGCCGGCGACGTGCTGCTGATCGCGCTGGCCCATTGCCAGCACCATCTCGTGATTGCCGCTGACGCACAGAGCGTGATCCATGCCCATGCCGGCCTAAGGCGCGTGGTGCTCCAGCCGCATGATCCGGCCTGGCAGATTATCGCCCAATGGCGCCGCGCCCCTCAAACGGAAGGCTAGTTTCATGGCGACCTTAGTCCTCACCGCCCTTGGTACTGCCATTGGCGGCCCCATCGGCGCATCGATCGGCGCGTTGATCGGCCAACAGGTCGATCAACGCATCTTTGGTCCCGGCGGGCGTGAAGGCCCGCGCCTGCGGGAGCTGGCGATCAGCACTTCAAGCTATGGCCAGCCGATCCCGCGCCAGTTCGGTCGGATGCGGGTCCCCGGCACAGTTATCTGGTCGACCGATCTGATCGAAAGCAAGCGCAAGCAAAAGGGTCGCAAGGGCCAGCCTTCGACCACAGTCTATTCCTATTCCGCCTCCTTCGCCGTTGCGCTGTCAAGCACCCCGATTGCGCGCCTTGGCCGGATCTGGGCCGACGGCAACCTGTTGCGCGGGGCGCAGGACGATCTCAAGGTCGGGGGCTCCTTGCGGATATATCGCGGGTTCGGTGACGACCAGGTCGACCCGCTGATTGCCGCTGCCAAGGGCGACGAGGCTCCGGCCTTTCGCGATTGCGCCTATGTGGTGTTCGAGAACCTTGAACTGGGCGACTATGGCAATCGCATCCCGGCGCTCAGCTTCGAGATTTTCGCCGATGGCGGCGATGAGAGCGTGTCGCTGGCGCAACTGGTGCCGGATGCCGTGTCGCCCTTTGCTGCGCCCCCGCTCGCTCACGCGCGCGGTTTTGCCGACGAAGGCGGGGCGCTCGCCTCGACGCTCGCAGCGATCGATCAGGTGATCCCGCTGGTGTGCATGTCTGGCAGCGAAGGGCTGACCATCGCAACGCGCGAGGCCGTCGGGAACGACATCGTAACGCTGCCCGATCAGCTGGCGCCCGAAGATCGCACGCAGGACGAAGCGCGGCACAAGCAGCGTGCTGGCGTTCCTGCGCGCACACCCGCAGCGCTGCGCTATTATGACGAGGCGCGCGACTATCAAACCGGTGTCCAGCGTGCGGCGGGGGCTCGGCACGCTGGCCGCGAGCTGATGATCGATCTTCCCGCAACCATGACAGCCAGCGGTGCGCGTCAGCTCGCCAATGACAGCGCCAGTCGCGCCCGCTGGCAACATGAAACCGTGACCTGGCGAATCGGCGAACTCGACCCGCGCATTACCCCCGGCAGCATTGTTCGCCTGCCCGGCACGCCCGGCCACTGGCTGCTGCGCAGTTGGGAGTGGCTGGATCGCGGCATCGCGCTTGAACTTGAACGGCTCGCTCCCGCCGGCGGCGCACCGCGCATCAGCGATCCGGGAGAGAACCTGTCGCCCCCCGATCTGATAGTTCCGCCCACCCGCCTCACCCTTATCGAGGTTCCGCCCGACGGGTCTGCCAACCCGGTCAATCCGCTGATTTTCGCAGCGGCCTCGGCAACAAACAACGCGTGGCGCGGGGCGGCGCTATTCGCGGTACAAGGCACTTCGCTGGTCGATCTCGGCACGACAGGCACACAGCGCGCCATGATGGGCACGCTGGAAGAACCGCTGGCTGCGTCCCCGGCACTGTTGTTCGAACCGACGGCGGCGGTGACGATCGATCTCGTGGCCGATGACCTCGACCTGACGGACACCGATCTTGCGGGCCTTGCCGCTGGCGCAAACCGCGCGCTGATCGGGAGCGAGTTGGTACAGTTCCTTCGTGCAGAACCGCTCGGCGGCGGACGCTGGCGACTGGCGGGCCTCCTGCGCGGGCGGGGCGGTACCGAGCCGGAAGCTGCGGAAGGCCATGCAGCCCGGACCCCGGTGATTCTGATCGACGACAGTCTCGTTCCGCTCGATCCCTTGCTCGTCCCCCCTTTGGCGAGCTCGCGAATTGCCGCGATCGGCACGGGCGACAGCGATGCCGTGATTGCGCCGCTCGCCAATCCCGGCCTTTCGCGGCGCCCGCCCTGCCCGGTTCATCCGCGTCTGCGGATAGAGGCCGATCTCGCCCGCCTCTACAGCTGGACGAGGCGCGCCCGGGGTCAATGGCGGTGGGATGACAGCGTCGAAGTGCCGCTTGTCGAGGAGCGCGAGGCCTATCTCGTCGGCTACGGTCCGGTGGCCACGCCCCTTGTGGCGTGGGAGCGCGATACGCCGTGGCTGCGGCTGACCCCGGTGGAAAGCGCAGCGTTGCTGACTGCACATGGCCCTGCTCCCCTGTGGGTCAGGCAGGTCGGTACTTTCGACTATTCGCCGCCCCTTCTGCTCGCTTCAACTCTCTGA